AACTTCAGAGGCTACGTACACGGTGACCTGTTATACTTTACTAAGCCTGGTGTAGAAGACAATCACTTTGTATTCACTCCAAACATTGTAACATATCGTGTTAAAGCAAAGAGCGAAATCGGTAAACAAATTTCAAATAGTCAGTCGGGTGTAGTTCTACATGCTAAGATTGAACTTGACGGTTCAAAGAGTAAAGTAGATGCTTCTGAACTAAACTCAGGCAATCTACTTATTATGCCTCCAGTGACGCTTACAAAGGGTCCTAAGGTACAAGCAGACAACCTAGACAAAGTAGCAAGCATTGCAAAGCAAAGTTCTCAAAAGATTGATATGCTATTAGATGATGAATTCTTAAAATCAAACAAACTATCAAGTTTTAAGACTGCACTATATACATACGTTAATAACATGACTAAAGCACGTAAGCTAGACAATCTAGTAGGCGACTGGTCATCATGGTTAGCATCAGCTAAGATGTCAGAACCAATGAAAGAGCGTATGCAAAATCATGTAAGTAATAATAAAGAAGGTATGAAGGCACTATTCACAGTAATCATGGGGATTATGTCAGTTAAGAATGATATCATTGCACAGTTAGATGCGTCTGAGGCTGACGTAGAAGCATACACAGACGGTCAACGTGGCGGTGAGGGTTATGTAATAGGACAAGGCGATAGTAAATTAGTTAATCGTAGTGGTTTCAGTGCTGCGAATATGACAAAGGAAAGATAATATGTTTAGTAGAGAATGCAAAGCACACCTAAAAGAAGCAGAAATGGGACCATTGCAACATGCAAGATTTGCAATGCGTATTGCATTGGAGCTACAGATTGCAGTTATTGCAATTACTTTACATTCGTTTATTCCAAGATGTTGTAAAACATATGCGAGTGATAAGATTAAAGAACTTGCTGATAGATTTAAAGAGATGAACGATGAGTAAAGATAGAAAATACACTGCTAAACAGTGGAGTGAAATGGAAGGTGGTCATGAAATGAGCGCAAATGAAAGCCAGTATCAGTTAATCAATACATTAACTGAAAGCAGGTTGTTTCGCAATAAAAACATTACAAGCAAAGTAAACATCGATGATGCCGCAGAACTTGCTTTTGTACAGTTATTAATGTTGAATGTGTTCAATAAAGATTATGACTTTGCTCCATTAGCAAGTCAATATGCACAACGTACAGGCGCATTTACAAACTTTGATTACTTTAGAACAAGCGGAACAGACTTGTATATTGCTCTTAACAGAATTATGGGCAAAGAACAAGGTAAGTTAAGTGACAAAGATGAGATTGCAATGTCACGTATCTCTATAAAAAAAGCAGATGTAATTCGTTATCTAAAACATATAGGAGCAAATAAATCAGATTCTAGCTTTGAAAAAGCAATGCTAATGCGTTTTGAAAGACAGTTAAACGTACAAGATGGTATGCTTAAATCACTGCGTAGACTTGCAGCAGACTGGGACAATCTAAATCAGAACCAACGTGCGCTAGTAGTGACACGTATGGCACAATATATGCGTAAGAAAGCAATGCGTAGCGAACTAACACCAGCACTTCTAAAGTTTCAGAAGCGTGGTAATTATGTTGTAGATGATAAAAAAGACACTAAGAAGAAGATTTGGGATCGTCCAATCGTAAAAGCAGCAGTTGCAGTAGGCGCAATATATGGTGCAGGTAAGATAGGTACACAATTAGGTAAGACTTCTTATCAACAAGATAGAAAATTAGGTAGAAAGTTCCAATCTAGGGACAAATAACTGAACAAAAAAGATAAATAATAGTATAGAGACACGTAGTCTCACAAACATTTAATGGAGAAATAAAATGGCAAAAGCACACGAATCATATGACGCAGGTCAATTCCTAACAGGTTCACTAACACACTTTACTGTAACACACACATCAGCAGTAGACATGAAAGTACTTGTTGAAACAGCTTCAACACGTGCAACAGTAGTAATCCTAGGCGCAGACGGCGCACGTATCGCAGTTGAAAACAACGGCGCATGGACAGCAGCATCACTAGAGGCAGCTCTAGGTGCAGGTTACACAGTAGCAGATTTCGACTACTAAGTTTAAACCCCCCAGGTTAAAACAAAAGACTCAGTATTAATTTACTGGGTCTTTTTTATTGGCTAGATGATAAATACTACTATAATAAACATTGGAGAAAATAACAATGGCAAGAATTCATGGCGCTGCAAAAGCAGGCGAGAACTTATCAGGTAATATTAACTTTTACACATTATATGTTAAAGGTTTAGATATTACTGCTACCGGCGATGTAGCAGACCAATCACAGCGAAACTTTGATGATGTATGTAACTTAATCAATCTAGTAGCACAACCAGTAATTATGAATAACCCACTGACAGTAACACTTGATGGACTTGCTCCAACACTTACAGGTCCAGGAATGATCTTTAAGTTTGCTGTTGAACACGGTAGAATTTTTGAAAGAGACGGCGACTCAGTTGCTATTCTTAAAGAGATTTTTACTGGCGTTGCAATAGATGGCGTAGGCTTAGAGCCAGTAACTGGTTCAAACATTCAATTTACAATGTCGGATATATTATAATATGGAAAATTTAGTAGAAAGCTGGAAGCAACTAATAGATGTAAGAAAACAAACACATTCATGGGATATGGATCGTGAAGTCAACAGACAAGATATAGATGATATATTTTCAGAACTTCATAGACGTGTTCCTGTAAAACAAAATAGAGTACATTATAAAATTTCAGTATTAGATTATAGTGATCCTGAGTTTAGAGATACATATTACAACTTTTGTGTAGATAGAGATAATCCAAACCCTCAGTATAATCCTCAAGTACTAGCACCATATCTTCTAGTATTCAGTTTTAGAAACCCAGGAGAATTTGATGCAGATTTCTCTGGACATGGATTTGGTGAATATGCAAAGCAATTAAGTTGCATTGAAACTGGATTAGCAGCTGATTTTATCGTACATGCGGCAGCATCAAGAGGTTTGAATTGTGGATTTTGCAGATGTTATGATACAAAATTTCGACCTGATCAAATAGCATCTAAATTAGGCATCGACTCAGTTCATGATATCATTGTATCAATGGGTATTGGATATGCATCTGAAGAAAATAAGACACTAAACCCACATACTGGTAAGATGGTTGATTCTGCCCACGATCAAAAGTGGAGAACCGAACCGAAGCCTGCTATGAATGATTACATAAAGTTTATTGAATAATCTCAGTACGTACTCACTCTTAAAGACAGTTTTGGAATCACATATACGACAGACGGTATATGGATGCCCCATTAAACGGAGATAGAACCCGGTGCAGTGATGCATCGGGTTTTTCATTTTGTGTTCGTAGATAAATAAACGTAGCTTCGGTGATAAATACAATAAACAATTAGTATACATTGGAGCCTTACGATGTCTGAAATAGAAACAAAATTAGCAGCAGTAGAAGCAGAAAGACTGGATGTGCATGTTGCAGCTAATCATGAACGATTTAAGAATATTGACCAGTCAATTGCGAGAGTAGAATCTCAGTTAGAAAAAAATCATACTAGTATCAAAGATGATATTAGTGAATTGAAAAAAGTTATGGTGTGGGCAAGTTCTACATTATTCGGTACAATGTTAATTGCATTGTTAACTTCAGTATTTAAGGTAATCTAATGTTAATCGAAGAAATTATTGGAACAGTTGAAGAACTAGATGAAGCGAAACTTGTGTATGCCCGCAGTGGTAGAAAAGTTGTTCGTAAATATCGTTGTTCAAGCGGCAGACTAAAAGGCAAGACTGTAGCTAACCCAACTTCATGTTTCAAACCAGTAGATATTAAAAAACGATTTACATTAGCTAGAACAAAAGCAAAAATGGGGTCAAGAATGGCTCGTAAATCAAAATTAACTAAACGTATGAACCCAGCATCACGTAGATTAAAGTCACTAAATAGGTAGAGAGAAAATGTCATTAAGAGAAGAAATTACAAACGCAATGAGCGAAACAGCAACTACATACAATACTAGATTAAATAATATTGCTGATATGGCAGGAGCATCAGAAGATGATGTGCGTGAGCGTATGAAATCTTTGGCATTTACTGACTATGTAGAGTTAATGAGAGCATTACGTGATAGAAACGAAGATGCAATTAAAAATATCTTAGGTCTAGTACGTGAAGAGTATGCAGGACGAAACGGAACACAAGGATCTCTTTCACCGAGTGAGATGAGATCACAAGGAACTCAGAAACCACAAGCTGGAACTGCACAAAAAGCACAAGCAATGCAACGTCTAGGTAAACAAAACTTAGGTGGAGCAACTGGACAGCAAGCGGCAGATGCAGTAGATAAAGCAAGTCAAGGTAAAACATTGACACCAGTACAACGTAAAGCTATGGCAGCACAGGCAACGTCTGTTGATAAATTAGCAAGCGACCCGAGGACTGCAACACAATTTAGAAATCTTTTAAATAAGATTAACAAATAAGGAGTTTCATAATGAAACTTACAGAAGTTCTAGGTGGTCTATATGTTATGATTACCGAAGAAGAAAACGATTTAATACTAAAGTTCTTTTCAGAGAACGAATATGTTAATGAATCTCAGTTATCAGACCGTGAAGGATTGATAGCTGATAAACTAACACATAAAGGTGTGTTGGTACCTACTATCCGCGGATATAGAACTGTATAATAGAAAGAGGTTAAGATGACAGCACCAAATAAAAAAGACGTAGATGCAATGAGCAATCTTATGAAAGCACTTAACGGTGATAAGAGTGGCTTACAGCAACAAACTCAACAAGAAGCACAGGCACGTGAAGATGCAGGTATTGTTGATACAAGTCCTGGTGTAAAAACAGCAGATATTAAAGCAATGGAAAATATCCTTAAAGGCTTTCATAATGCTAGTTCAAATGTTGCAGCTAAAGTAGCAACTACTATTAATGAATCAAAGAAAACTTCAATTGGCGTTGAAATGGGCATGTACTCTGTGGAGAAAAATGCTGATGGATATTACGACATTAGAGATGGCCGTACAAGCGACACGTTATTTGAAGGTTTATATATCTACGAAACTGCGTTTGTTATCGCAAAACACCTTAACGAAGGCAAAAAAGTAAACTCAACTGAAATTACTAGAGTAATGGCGACGAATGCATTGTTTGAACAATACTACGAAGACGCATTAACTCATAAGAATAGCTATAAAACTGCAAAGAAACGCAAAGATTCAAGTAAAATGGATATTGCTGAAGCACGTTTTTCAAGAGCGAAAAGCGATGCTGCTGTAGCTAAAAAGAAAATTAAGTCGATTTACGAGTCTATTAATAGATAAACACTTCCTTAAAAATTAAATATGATCTTAAATGATAAATACATAATATAACAATTATGTATTGGGGTACATTACCATGAAAAAAACAATCTTTTATAACACAAATCCAGTTGCGATTTCTACTCGTTTAAACGAGTATATGAAGTCGAACTTTGGATATTCAGTTGAAAGCGACTTAGCTTCATTACGTGAAGCAAAAGTAGCACTAGAAGCACAGAAGCGTGAACTACGTGCAGATCATCAGGATCGTGCATACGTTGAGAACATGCTTATGTTAGAAACAATTAGATCATTGCTTAAAGCACATGTTGCAGAAGGTGAACTTCCGCCGGGTCTTAAAGCATATCAAGATAAGAAAAAAGGCAAAGCTCCTAAAAAGGATAAAGCAAAGTCAGATAAAATGCCAATGGATGCCGGCAAAGACGGTAAGATGGGTACAAAAGATGATAAGCCAGCATTCTTAAAGAATGAATCTGTATCAGAAGCAGAAGGACGTCCTTACGTTTGTGTTCATGCTAAGAAAGGCAAGCACGAATGTCATGCAACTTCATCATATGGAGCGGCTAAAAAGGCGGCTGAACATTGGAAATTAAAATCAACAGCAGGTATCGATGCATATTTGGCAGATGTAGACCACGTTGCAGAAGGCTTTAAAATCCGTGACAAATCACGTGGATATGGCGTATCAGATAAAACATATAAAACCCGTAAAGAAGCACAAGACGCTGCAGTAATGAAATCTGCATCATCAGGCGGCGATTACGAAGTTATTGAAGAAAAAGTAGCAACTGAGGGTAAATACAAATCAGATGCACAGCGTAAAGCAGTACACGCATCAAAAGCAGAAAAAGCAAATGAAGGTGAAACACCAAAGTTTGATACAATGAAAAAGTATAGCAATACTTACGAAGCACCAAAGGAATACACAATGAAAAAAGAAAAGTTAGAAGAAGGCCTTATGGCACAACTTAATGCTCTACTTGAAGCGGACGCTGCTGATGCAGAAATTACAATGGCGGCTCGTGGTATTGTAGACGAACTACAAGACATGATCGAAAAACTAGGTAAAATTCAAAATGATCAGCTAGGTCCACTAGCAGATGAAATGGCTTTTTCACATGGTCCAGAACAATCAGCTGCATTCAAGCAAGCATCAGACTCAGCAATCGCAGGTCTACTAGGCCAAGCACGTTCAACTAAAGATGCAGTTAACGATGCAGTACTAGTACTGATGGGTGATAAACCAGCAGATGATATGGCGGCAACAGGCGCAGAACTTGGTGGCGACATGGGTGCAGATATGGAAGATGATATCTCAATGGACATGGATTTAACAGGCGGCGATGAATCAATGGCTGGGCCTGAAGATGAACCACTTGGACGTGCAAAGAGATAATAGATGAAAATTTCAACACTTTTAAACGAAGATGCAAATTCACATGCACAGTTAGTCAATGATATTAATGCATATCTAGTTCGTTTAAAAGCGAATAGTATTTTTACTATTGGCACTGATCTTCTTAGTAGAGAACTAAATGATATGGGGCATACAGTGACCCCAGAATCATTAGTTGACATTATGCGTAAAAGCAAGTATATTAGTAAAGTAACAGTTGATTCAATTGTACTCGTTGGAGCCCCAACTTCATCTGAGGATAGTAATGACCGTGAAGCAGTTAAGAGACTTGCAAATAAAGCAACAGATAAAAGGATAGGATAATGCCACTGATTATTAAGGGCGGAGCGAAGCCGACAATCATTTCAGAAAAAGCAATGAAAAACAAAATAGGACAGATGAAAGATGATATCATTAAGAATGATCCGCTATCATCACTATCTCCTGAATTAGCAGAAAAGCGTAGAGAAATTCTTGATGCGAAAGCACACCGTGAATATCTAGCAAAAATTCAACGTAATGAAGAAGACGCTTTAAGAAAACTAAAAGAAGCAGACCTTAAAGATATGGAAGCTACTAGTGAACTAGTAGTAGAAACAGGACCAGACCCAATCGTTATCGAACATGATGATGTAGTTAAAGTAAGTCCAGTTGAAGAAGTTAAAGTAGAAACACCAGACTTTGAAGCAATGACTAAAAAAGAACTAGACGAGTGGGCAGAAGAAACACTTGGATTAGCTTTAGACCGCAGAAAAAAGAAAGCGGATATGATAGAAATTGTAAAAAAGAACTTGTAATTTATTGCGAATCATAGTATACTAAACGTATGCTAAAAGAAACATATACTTATACCCCCTTGTCACGTGTGAATGTGGACGGTTCCCGTCACTATCAGACGCCTGGGGGTAAACCATTACCAAGCGTAACGACAGTGCTATCTGCGCTTGCTGATAAAACAGCAATACATGAATGGCGCAAACGTGTCGGGAATGAAGAAGCTAATCGTATTATGAACCTTGCTACCGGTATCGGTACTCAAGTACACTTACATCTTGAAAAGTTTATCTTAGAAGAAGATCGTCCAGGTGGATCAAATCTTATTCATCAGATGGCTAAAGAACTTTCAGACATTGTAATTGATAAAGGACTCAGCAATCTAAACGAATGTTGGGGAACAGAAGTACCTCTGTACTATCCTGAACTATATGCTGGAACAGCAGATTGTATAGGTGTATGGAACGGTAAGCCTGCGATGGTTGATTTCAAAACTACTCGTAAGCCCAAGAAGCGTGAATGGATCGATGATTACTTCCTACAAGGTGCCGCATATGCATCAGCACACAATGAACTATACGGAACAGACATTCGTACTATTGTTATTATGATGATTGGTTGGGATGCTGAAGCAGACAATCTTGGTAACTATCAAGAGTTTGTAGTCGAGGGTGAAGAATTTGACAAGTATGCAATGCAGTGGGCAATGAAGGTTCAAGAGTATTTTGATAAATACATGTAACGACTAGGAGTTACATTATGTCTACAGAAAACGTAAAAATCTTACTAAGACGTGGTTTCCGTGATGAAATCGCATCTACTACACTTGATACTGGCGAACCAGGCTTTGCTACAGATACAAACCAACTGTTTATCGGCATAGATTCTGCTATAAACGAAGTAGTGTTTGATACTTTTGCGAATGCACAAGCTATTGTGCAATCTTGGTTAGATAATTATAGTGCTGAACTTGGATTGATTATTGATGAAGACCTTGTAATTCGAGATGTACTAAATGTGGATGCGCTATTAGATGCAATGATTACTGATAACACATTTAACGTTTCAAACTTTGCAAGAGCAAGAGAAAATGTAGAGGTTGTAACTGAAAACTCATTTAATCAATTGTTTGCAGATCAGCATCTAAGTTCATTAGATTCTTCATTAGGTATTCGTCCAAGTCTATTCAGAAAATCACTTGCAACAGAGACAGGTACATTCTTACGTTATAATAAACAAATATGTACTACTTTCTTTATTGATTATTCTTTAGTACAAACTGACGGAACAAGTAAGTTTTTACGAGTTGGACAAATTAAAGTAATTAACGGTGTCCCTCAGGGTATTGATCAAGTAAAACTTACAGACGATAATACAGAAATGTGGCAAGATAACTCAGACGATATAGCTGACCTAGATGAATTTTCAAATATAGAATTTGATACTGTAATTGATGGTGATAATATAGAAATTAATTTTACACAAGGTACTGGCTTTGAAACTGAGATAAGTTATACAGTAAAAAGATGGTCGATGTAAATGAAAGATACAGCTACTCTGTTATTTGACTGGCGACAAACACGATTAGATTTAAAAGAAGAATTTTCAGAAAATAATCTACAAAAAGTTATGGACTTTTGGAAGAGTTTAGATTACAGCCGTCATGGTTTTGATTATGATCGCAATGCGATGTGGCCTGACGCATGGGAATATATCACAGAACAATTTTATACTAATAGCGGAAATGGCTTAGGCTGTTTCTATACAGTACATCATGCTCATCCAAAACTAGAACCAGAAGTATGGTTAGTACATGATTTAGCACACGGAGATATGTATCTTGTGTGTTATGTAGATGGTTATATATTGAATAGAATAACTGGAGAATTAGATAAATTCGAATTAGTGCAAAATGATTTAGATGTCCTAAAGAAATATACAGCAAGTACAATAATTGATGCAGTAAAGGATAGAAACGCTAATGGATGATGATAAAGAGTTTAGATGTATAATGCCCTTTTCACATGTGAATGTTACAGGACGAGGTGCAGTACTACCTTGTTGTAATTACGATTGGAAAAAAGCAGATGACGAACATGAACATACGAAGAAAGATACTCCATATCATAATTCAGTAAAAAAAACATTTCATTGGGCTAAAGTTCCAGAATTCCATTGGATACAAGATGCTGGATTAACACCTATATTGCATTCCAAAGATTGGTCAATGCTGAGAAAAAAATCAGCAAAGAATATACCAGCAGCTGGCTGTCATGATTGTTACCGCACTGAAAAGTCTGGGTCGGGCAGTAGAAGAATTTGGGCAAACACTGAGTTCCCAGATGCAGACAAAGATGTTAAATTAACAAGCATGGAATTGAAATTAGGAGCAAAATGCAATCTTGAATGTAGATCATGCTCAGGTCCTGTCTCTAATAAACTATTAAGAGAAGAATCATATATAAATGACGGTGTTGTAAACAAAGATTATATTAAAAAAATGACTGCACTTAGTTCCTGGATTAATGATGAGACTACTTGGGATCATATTAAAGAAGCATCTAAAGACTTAAAATACATTCAATTTACTGGCGGTGAACCTTTAATAATACCACAACATTATAAATTTTTAGAATGGATGGCTGAAAATAATGTACATCCTACAATACAATATATAACAAATGGAACAATAGGAATTGATGAGTATAAAGAAAATATATGGGATAAATTCTCACGCATAACGTTTGATTTTAGTTTAGATGCTACAGAAGAACTAGGAGAATATGTTCGAACGGGTTCAGTATGGAGTGAGCAGGTAAAAAATGTTCTAGGCTTCGCAGATTATTGTATAAGACGAAAGAAAGATAACAAACACTCATTCATGGGAGTTGCGATAACAACAAGTATTATGAATGTTCATAATATGAGGCCATTACTTGATTTTATTAATGAATTAAATGATAGAATGTCAGATGCTGGCATCGATGATGTACAGTTATCAACAAACATTGTCTATGGTCCTGATTGGATGGATATTGCAAATCTCAGAGGTGAAGCAAAAATACATGCATTAGAACATGTACAATCAATTATAGATGATACAAAGTATAAAGATGATAATAGAAATAAATTAAAATGTATTGTAGACCGAATGAATGATGACCCTACGACAGATTTAAAATTTACAGATATGATTCAATCCAAAGATAAAGCACATAATTTTGTAAATCCGCATAGAGATATTAGTTTTGAACGAGTCGCACCAGAATGGTGGGACATGCTTAAAAGAAGTGGTATGTAATATACATACTTAATAATAACGATAAATACAACATAACAGAACGAGGATAATATGTTAATAGAAAACAAATATAAAGTCAATGATATTATTACAATTGCACTAATGAGCGGACAAGAAGCTCTTGGTAAGTTTGTAAGTGAAGACGATGATGTGATCGTACTACAGCGACCACTGACTATCGCCTTTGGTCAACAAGGTGCTACGTTTCAGCCGTTTACTATTACAGGAAATAGTGAAGGCGCAGTAGGATTTAGACTAGACAAAGTAGTATCAATTTTACAGACTAACAAAGAAACAACTGAAGCATATCGTGCCGCAACAAGTGGCTTAGTAGTTCCAGAAAAATCAGGATTAATTACATAATGCCAGGAGCAGCTAGAACAACAGATAGTACAACTAATCACCCACCATGTGGTCCGGGTAAGTGTAGTTCTGGCTCAAGCAATGTAATCATTAATGGATTACAGGCATTTAGAGTAAGTGATAAGGATACACCACATGGTATTCCTAGAGGATCACCTCCATCGTGTGTGCCTCATGTCACTCCGTTGTCTCAAGGATCCCCTAATGTTATAGTTAACGGTAAACCACTTGGTAGAATAAATGATGCATTTTCTTGCGGTATTAGAGTTGCAAGTGGTAGCGGAAATGTAATAGTGAACGGATAATCAGATGGCATCAGAATCAGAATATGAACGATTATACCAATTATGGGTACAACAAAATACTATTAATGGTGGAACAGTTACACTTGACGGTGCTAACACACCTGCACAATATTATGATGAAGCAAGTTCATTAACTTTAACTCCGCAACAATTAGCAGAACTACAAGCTAGACAAGCACACTATAATAGAACACAAGCATTGCAAACTATTAGTAGTGAGATAGGTGCTAACAATTTTACTAATCCATATAACGCTAGATCAACAACAAGTATTGATAAATTAAATACTTTTTCTTCTAGTCAAGGGGTATTGAACGTAATTGCATTATCAGCAATATTAAACGGATCAGACGCATTAGCATTGGGCGGTAGTGCTATTGTCATAGCTGCATTATCAGATGCATTGGGAGTTGATTTTGAAAAACTTCTATTGACTGCTGGACTAGCAGGTATTGGCATTACAATGTTTAATAATTTGCAATCACATACTAATTCACAAACGGTTAATTTACCAGATACTTTAGAAAACGCCAGTCAATTAGCTGGAATGAATGCACAGTTCGGAGAAGGACCTAGTAGTTGTTCATTGTTTAATGAATTAATGGGTATCTTAGCAGGTGCATTTGATGGTGCATTTGATTTTATAGATGCTGCTATGGATAAAGTATCTGGCATAATAAACGAAGTAGCAGGAGCTTTAGGAGATATAGTTGCTGGTATAACAGGTGCAATTGCAGGCGGAATAGATGCTATAATATCTGCTATTAGTGGATTAATACCACAAGGGCTCAAAGATTTATTTAATGAAATA